AACTTGGACTCTTGTGTTCTTTTTTGTTCGTTCTTCATTTTCTGTTGCTATTTCCTGTATCTGCGATTTGGCGTGAGAGATTCTCTCTTTCAAAGTTGTGATCTTCTCTTGCAAATCATCAGCGTTATGTACTTCTGTAGGAAGGTCTCTATCAACTCTAGAGTAGAGATCTTCAAACTTACTTTTTTCTTCTTTATACTTATTATAAGTATTTTTCTCTGCTATTCGAGAATGTATCTCTGTGTCTAGCAGTTCTACTTGTTCCTTATGACTTTCTACTTGTTCTCGTGCTTCTAATATCCACCTCTCTACGAAATTTTCTGTAATTGGTTGTTCACAAGTAGGGCAAGTGCCTTCTAAGTTTTTATACTTTTCTTCTTTCTTTTCCCACTCAGAAACATATCCACCAACTCTACCTTTCTTAGAAATTAAATCATCAAAAGACTCGGGTTCTTCTAAACCACTTTGTATTAACTTCATATCCAGCTGAGCAAATAGTTGCTTATATGTATTATTTTCGTTAATTTTTTGATTTTTTTCGGAAATATTTTCAAAGTCTACTAATAAATTCCTTAATCCTTTCTCATCTTCTTCCGAATATTCAGGTAATTTTATCATTGGAAGTATGGTACTATCATCCAATTTATTGTCATTTAACCATTTTACAATAGTTTTTGATTTTCCATCTAGCTCTGCTAATTCCTGACCTGAAGTCCTTGCGAGCTCACGAAAAACGTCATAATATGCGACATAGTCTTCTAGATTCAATAAATCTATTAGGAACTTCTTCCTATTAGCGTCTGTCGCGGTTAAAAACTGTAGAGAGGCATTTGTATTTTGATATACTAATTGAGTAAATGTTTTAAAATCTAATCCTAATATCTGCTCTACTGTTTTATATGTGTTCGTAGCAGTATGACTGCTTATATCTTCTGCACCTTCGAATAACTTAACTTTTATACTTCCTCTACTTCTTCTTACGTCTATTGAGTAGTCTGTATCTTCTACTGCAAAAGAGAGTTGGATATTATATCCTGCGTTTACAAATCTATTTTGTATGTCCGCTTTTTTGATACCCTTACTATTTTTGTTGTATAGGGCTTCTTCGATAATAAGTGGAATGGAAGACTTGCCCATGCCATTGGTACCCACCAGTTGAGTGAGAGTACTGTTGTTAAGATTAATATTGTTGTCTTTTCCATAACTAAAGCAGTTATCCCACTTCAGCGTTTTTAGAGTGATCATGAAATATTCCTAATATTTGTGTTACTGTTTCGTCTTTTAATTCCAGAATATAACTAAGATACTCTGCGAGCTCCTCTTCCATACTCATTTCTGAATCGAGTATTAGAGTAGCCTCTGTTTTTCTCTTTACTACTTTCTTATCAAGTAGTTCAGAGTTTTTAATAAGTGAAAGATCGGCAACATCCCCCTCTAACTCATAGATCGTGTAGTCATATATAGTTGGGATCATGGCGTTCGGGTCTGTTACCGTCTTCCGTATTAATTGTGGCAAACTAAATTCTTTCCACTCCCACTCCCAACTATCTTCATCAATTAAGATATACCCTGTTTTCACTTTAGTTCTGTGAAATTGAGTAGACATTGGACTACCTGGGTAGACAATGTTTAACTGAGTATTAGAATGACTATGTAGATCTCCAGCAAACACTATGGGAAACTGTGCTAACTTATTAAGATCTATCTCGGGGGAGACGTGTGGTGGTATAGAACCTCTTACATGAGTAAATAATGGTTTCCTAATGTTTAAATCTAAAACAGGATTCCACTTTCTATGTAAGTAGCAATAGGGTAGGATACTGTATTCTTCATTTACCACTATTTCATCTATAACCGTTACCAACGGATTTAATCTCTGGGTTGCCGTTTTGAGCTGTGTAAAGAAGGTCTTATTCTTCTTTGTAGCTTCATGGTTACCATCAAAAATAATTGTGGGAACCTTTACCCTACTAATAAAGTCGAAATACAACTCTAATTCAGGCATTGAGGGGAGTCTATCAAATAAGTCTCCCCCAATAATATGCAAACTGACTTCTTTCTCAATCTCTTGGATTTGAGAAAAGAACTCATGATATCGGTCTGTAGCCCATTTTACTGGTACATTCTTCTGTCCGAGTTTAATATGCCAATCTGCAGTAAATAAAATCATGCTATCCTACGAAGTTGTCTCCAGGTTGCCATTCACAGCCTGTAAGGCCTCCAGCTTTTAAAGCTTGGAGTGTTCGTAAAACTTCCTCAGCATTTCTGCCTGTATCTAGCGCATTAACTGATACGTGTTGAACTATACCGTTCGGGTCAATGATATATGTTGCTCTATAATGAACTCCATTTTCATCATCAACTATGCCTAATTCACTACCTAATGGTAGTCCTGAATCAGCCGCTAAAGGGTACTCAATATCTGATATAAGTGGGTTATTCTCTTTCCATGCGAGTTTACAAAATTCATTGTCTCCACTCACGCCAACAACTTTAGCTTCATCAACTAAACTGTTAAACGCATCTATTTCTGTAGGACATATGAAAGTAAAATCTTTCGGATAAAAGAACATTACTGCCCATTCATCAGTTATATCAAGATTAGATATATAACCGAGTGTGTTATTTTTCTCACACGTCTGCATCATAAAATCTGGAAATTCTTCTCCAACTGTTACCATTTTTGTTCCTCTCCTTCTGAAAATTCTTTAGCAACTTCAGCATCAGGTTCATCATTACCACCGGATCTAATTCTATCTAATAGTTCTTTTTGAGCGTCAGCACTTGGTCTAGGCAGAACTTCGTCCATAGACTTAAGTTCTTCTATTAGTGCAAGCTCTTCTTCGTCCAACGCTCTAGTTTTACATCTAAGTACTTGTAATTGGTACTCAACGTTAAAAGCCATTGGACCAGTCTTTACTCTCTTAAAGTGTACGTCCCACCCTGTTTCAGGATCTGTAGGGTCGCCAAGATCTTCTGCAGCAAGCATAACTTGCTCCAATAGTTTTTTCTTTAAGTTGAGTACTTTGACTTGTTTGTCTTTTGGGTCAATACATTGTATTGCGTATGACCAACCGCATTTCATTTCAGGGTTATACTGTCTAACCCAATCTTTCTCTTTGTTATCGAAAGTTTCTGTTGCGCGATTAAAACCAAGACACTCCATAGGAATGTTCTTAGCGTTTTCGCCTTTAACCCAATATACATATCTTGGAAGGATATCTCCTACCATTCTTACAACGTTATCGCCGTCTTGATATTGGAATTGATTTATGGAAGACTTCTTAGCCTTTCCTTCTAGTTGTGCAAATTTTAATGCCATTTATTTCTCCTTTTGGGACTTCTCATAACGGAAGTGAACTTCTCCATCTTCAATTTTAAGTAGCCTATTCTTTTTAATTATGTTCTGCACGCTCTTTGGGAGTCGTGCTAGTTCTAATGTTAATTTATTGTTAGTTAAGTAATCGTTATAACTTCTATAAGAAGCTACAGCGATATATTCAGCCCATTCTGTTTCAGAAGCGGACTTACGATGTTTATATATGAACTCTGGATTAAGTAAAAAACTGTCTCCTGAGTAATCCTTTCCATAGAATTTAAATAGTCTATCTCTCTTACTTGTTGGTGGGTAACTATAAGTTACATACCAGACTATAAGCATGATGTCAGATACCTTGTTTTTGCTATCTTTCGCTATCTTTTTCCAATTATATCGTATCATATATTATACTAAAAATTTGAACTCCTGTCAAGAAGTATTTTTTCATAGGTCATTTACCTCGTATCCTTGCTTCATATAATATCCTCGTCTATTATTCGCCTGCCTTCGAGCCGTTTTACCTTGTAGATTAATATCTACTACAACAGGTTGTAACTTGTCTTCCTGTATTCTAATAATACGACCAATTAGCTGCGTTAGAAGAGGTTCATTATTTACAGGTGTTCCTAAAACTAGACAACTTAAGCAGTCTAGTGATACTCCCTCTGAGAAGATGGACTGTGTTCCATATAAGATATGTTTATCTTCCCAAAGTTGTTTCATCATTTTAGGTCTTTCTTCGTGAGGTATATCCCCTGTAATCGATATTGCCTCTTCTCCACTTAGTTTAGCACACGTTTTTAGAAATTCTACTCTATCAGAGACAACTAAAACTTTGTGTCCTTTACTAGCATATGCACTTGCTATCATCGCAACAGAGTGCACATATTCTTCTTGGTACGAAAGGTGTGTTACCTTGTTCGCCCAAGGGATATTCTGCCCATCCATAAATCTTACTTCTGAGGCTATGATATCCACTTTCGGCACCATATAGTTTTCTTTTGGTGGTTTATGGACTGTCTGTCCAAAGTAGTCTCTAAAGACCACATGTTTACCATCTTTTCTTTCTATAGTACCTGATAATCCAACCTTATATCTTGCTTTATTTTTATCTAATATTTTAGCAAAAGTTGGACTACTTACGTGATGCATTTCATCTAATATGACTGTTCCAAATTCATCAGAGATGTCTGGGACTCTACGGTATAGAGACTGAACACTTCCGATAACGATTGGACTATCTATATTAAATTTTCCAGCACCAATAATTCCTGCTTCAATTCCAAAGACTTTGGACACTTCAGTTTGCCACTGCTTTAATAGTGCTAAAGTATGGACAACAACTAATGTTTTCTGTCCAAGATTTGAAGCGATGGCTAAGGCGGTGAAAGTCTTTCCCCAACTTACCCAAGCGTTTATTATACAGCTTTCGTCAACTTTGTCAAAAACTTCTTGCTGGCTCGGTCGTAATTCGAACTTAAACTCAGGGAAGTCCATTGGTTTAGTAACTCTCTTATCAACTATCTCATAGTCCTTCGGAATCAAGTCTTCTCTACCACTTGGAACAGTAATTAAGTCTTTACGGATAATCCCCATGTTCTTAATTGTTATAGGGGGATCTCTCGGATCGTGATTAGGAATTGTATAAGTTAATTCACTATCGATCTGCTCCTGTTGTCTTGGAGTTGCGTTAAGATATATCCTATTACTTAAAACTGCTTTCATTATATTTTTCGTCTTGTTGATTTTATTTCTTGCTCTAAAAACTCATATATCCGCCACGGCGATCCGTTTAGATATAGTACTTGTGCCCACGAATAATTACTTTTCGGGGGTCTTTTTTCGCTAAAAGAGAAATTAATATCTTTTAGCCAAATCGTAGAAGTTATTCCATTGTCCTCTACTTTTCTAATTCTATGACACACCAACTTCGTAAATGTTGTTTTTTCATAATGATAATACTTTCCCGAAGTATCAACATAATTTTTCCCTCTGTGTTTTATTAATCCCACTACATCATCAATTTGGAACTTAAGTGGAAATAAGTTTTTTAAAGGTGTTTTCAACCTTCTCTGCCCAATAGTATCCCCAGTTTGGTTTCTATCATCAAGCACTTGGTCTTCAATAAAGACTATGCCATCTTGTTCCCAGATATTATCTGAGTTTAAAACGTAAACTGGGTACACTAAATCGAATTTAATCATGCATTTTTATATGGACAACCCGATGTTTAACCTCTCCATCTTTACTAGCTACTTTATCCTCTAGGTCTTGTATAATATCTTTTAGCTGAGCAATCTCATAGGAGCTATCATAGAGTTTCTTCCGATAACGAGTTACTTCTTCCTGTAATTTCATGTTCTTTTTCTGTATATGTACTAATTCTTTGTCTTTTTCTTCTTCTTTTCGTTTGAACTTAATAAACTGATCTAGATACAGCTTTTTTATGAGCGTCCCTAGTACTTTATCTATATGTCTTTCTCTTAAAAACTCGTTTACTTCTTTATCCCCGCCACTCTTTTCCCATTCTCTATTATACTTAGTCAGGTATTCGCAGCTAACTTCTAGAAGATTTGCTCCCTGAAGGTGGGCAAAATGATTTGATTTATCTTTACATTCTTTAAATACCATAGGCCAAGTACACCCTTTACATAAATATTCTTGATCAGGAACTATATGATCTTTAGATTCTATGATATATTCTATACCATCTGCGCCGAGTGCTACATCAGACATTATACATCTTC